ATATTGTACCAACCCCTAATGGCGACCAGGATATATCTTGGTTATTATAGCAGGCCTATTTATAATTAAACTATTTTTACATGGCTGATACTTCCTTATTTGGTAGATTACAGAGATTATTTTCTACCGACGTAGTAATTCGTAACGTCGGCGGAGACCAGCTTAAGGTAGCTGATGTTAATCATATTCAGAGTACCGGTAGATACGAAACTAACTCTCTAGTAGATAGATTTTCAAGACTATACTTATACAACAATAAGAATATCTTCAACCCTAACCTGAACTATCAGACGTTAAGGATTCAGTTATACTCTGATTACGAGGCAATGGATACTGATCCAATTATCGCCTCAGCATTAGATATTTTAGCTGACGAAGCTACACTAAAGAATGATGTAGGAGACCTACTTACCATTAAATCTTCTGACGAAAACGTTAAAAAGATTCTTCACAACCTATTTTACGATGTACTAAACCTTGAGTTCAACTTATGGTCATGGACTCGGAATATGTGTAAGTATGGCGACTTCTTCTTAAAATTAGAAGTAGCTGAAGAGTTTGGTGTATATAACGTACTACCATACACCGTATACAGTATGGTAAGACATGAGAGTCAAGATCCTGACGAACCAGCAAAAGTGACATTTACTATCGACCCAGACGGTATCGCTTCATCATCAGATCCAAACTATATTCCAAGACATAAAGATAAAATTATCAAGCTAGATAATTACGAGGTTGCACACTTTAGATTATTATCTGATACTAACTACCTACCTTACGGACGATCTTACATTGAGCCTGCTAGAAAGATCTTCAAGCAGTTGACTTTAATGGAAGATGCGATGTTAATTCACCGTATCATGAGAGCTCCTGAAAAGAGAGTATTCTATGTTAACGTCGGTCAGATCCCTCCGAATGAAGTCGAGCAGTTTATGCAAAAGACTATCAATCAGATGAAGAAGACTCCTTATATTGATCAAGAAACAGGTCAGTATAACTTGAAGTTCAACATGCAGAACATGATGGAAGACTTCTATATTCCGGTTAGAGGAGGAGATGCTACTACAAGAATCGATACTACTAAAGGGTTAGATTACGACGGTACAAATGATGTTGAATATCTAAGAGACAAAATGTTTGCTGCATTGAAGGTACCTAAGGCTTACTTCGGTTACGAAGGAGACCTACAAGGTAAAGCTACATTAGCTGCGGAAGACATACGCTTTGCCAGAACAATCGAACGTATTCAGAGAATCATAGAATCCGAGTTAACTAAAATCGCTTTAGTTCACTTATACGTTCAAGGATACAAAGGAGAAGGTTTAACTAATTTCGAGTTAAAGCTGACTACTCCATCTATTATATACGAACAAGAGAAAGTAGCTTTACTAAAGGAGAAGATGGATCTAGCTAGTACAATGGCTGAAAGTAAGTTATTTGCTACAGATTATATCTACGAAAATATATTCAACTTATCTGAGGATCAGTTTAACGAACAAAGAGACTTAGTTAGAGAAGATAGCAAAAGAGCCTTTAGAATCGCTCAAATCGAGAACGAAGGTAACGACCCAGCTAAGTCTGGAGTTACTTACGGTACACCTCACGATCTTGCTTCATTCTACGGAAGAAGAGGAGCAGACGGACCTAAAATCCCAGTTGGGTATGATGAAACTAATCCTGAAGGCAGACCTCAAATACATGCCTCTACTTACGGTACTCAAGATAGCCCATTCGGTAGAGATAGTTTAGGTACTGACGACATGCACGGAGGTTATGATAACGAGGAAGATGGGACGATCAGCGTATCTGAAAACAGTAAAATAGACAACTTACAGACTAAATCAGTATTCTACCAAAACAAAGATCTCTTTCAACCAAAGAAGAAATTAATCTTTGAAGAAAAAGCCGAAGAAGAATCAGAGATGTTAAAAGAAAGCAATATCAAAGATTTAGGTTAGTAACATATATTTATATTAGTAGAATAGTATACTCATGAGAATTAAGCATTCAAAGTACAAGAATACTGGATTAATCTTTGAACTGTTAGTAAAACAGATCGCAGCAGATACCCTATCCCGTCAAGACTCACCGGCAGTAAAGGTATTGAAGAAATTTTATACCGGGAAATCATCATTAGTTAGAGAATTCAGACTATACGAATATATCTTGAAAAATAAGGGAGTATCTCAAATGAAAGGAGAAACTATCTTATCGACGATTACAGAGATATCACGTAAGATTGATAGAACCACTATTAAGAAGCAAAAGTACGAACTCATCGCAGAGATCAAAAACAGTTACGATCTAGATGAGTTTTTCTCTATGAAAGTAAGAGACTACAAACCATTAGCAGCATTATACTGTTTAATGGAAGCTCAAAATACCGACTTAGTAGATCCTCAATTCATTGTAAATAATAAGACTACGTTACTAGAACATTTAACAAGCTCTAAACAGTCTGAAGAGAATATTAAAGATACCTTAGTAGAAGAGTACGCTAAGTACGATAAAGACCTACGTTTGTTAACGTACAAAATACTCTTAGAGAAGTTCAACGGGGCATACAACAATCTCCTACCAGAGCAGAAAAACATTTTAAGAGAATTTATAAACGCTTCAGAATCTCAAGTAAAGCTTAGGAACTTAATTAACGAAGAGTTAACAAAAGTATCTACCGCTGTCGAGGAATTAAAGAATAGAGTATCTGATGATATCGCTAGGATTAAATTAGACGAAGTAGCTAAGAACATTGTTCCTATCTCAAATAAAACTAAGATAGTTGATAATCATATTGTTAATTTGTTACAGTATTATGAATTAGTCAACGAATTACAAGCTTTATGAAAAAGCGAGAGCTAGAAGAGATCCTAAGAAGCTATATTCAAGAGCAACTTTCTGAGATGAGTACCACAGGTACTGGAGCTAGCTTTACACCAGGCACAGGAGCACAATACGCTACCCCTGCTGCTTTTTCGAAAGATGAAAGAGATAACAGAGCTGTACAGTTCTTAAAGAAAATGGGTTTCACAAAAGCAGAAAGACCTAAGAGACCATCAAGCACAAAATTAGTAGACTACAGATGAGAACACTACAAGAAAAATACAACGCAGTATTAGAAGGAAAATTTTCTAAGACTCAATTTAGAAGAGATGCAGCTATTGAGATGCCTCAATTTGTATCTACTGTCAATAGCTTTGACGATACAGTGAGTATCCTTAAAAATAAAGGAGCTATCACAGAAGCTAAAGCACAAGAACCTAAATACACCACAGCATCACCAGCTGATACTATCGCTCCTGATGTATTAGATACAGGTATTAAGTTTGAGCTTGATAAGAAGTACGGTACTTTAGATGTTACTCCTGAGCAGTATGCTAAGTGTAGAGAGATGGCTATCAAGAATCTTTCTAAAGACGTACTATACTACGTTAAACAAGATAGCATTCAATTAGATGCACCAGGTGAAAAGATGGAGAAAGCTAAGTTGAATGAAGGAATGAGCAAAGAAGAAGCTTGGAAAAAATTTCAAGAAGATAACAACGTTACTGACAAGACTGTAAAAGCAGCGAAAGAGGATTTTGAGAAAGAGTGGGCTAAGAGAACCGATGAAGTAAAGGTAAAAGTAGCTATACCTGGTCAAGATGAGTTTGAAGCAGAAGAAGGTAAAGACTATTCAGAAGAAGAAGCTGACAAGTATATCGCAAATGCCGAAAAACACGGAGCCACACCGATGGGTACTAAGTTTAAGAAAACTGACGAAGCTATTCAGAATATCGAGAATGACGAATACACTATAAAGAGAATCGCTAAGCTAACTAATCAGCTACTTAAGGATGTAGATCCTAGAGATGAAGATCACGCAGTTAAAGCTTACGCTATTTCAGTTAAGAACGACTTAGAATCAGGTGATGCTTCAAGATTAAAGAGATATAAAGATTTACTATCTGTAGATGATCTTAAAGATGATATGAGGCATTACATCTCTCACGATGTAGATCAGTTAGAAGAAACTCTAACTAACGACGAAGTATTCGACCTACTCGACGACATGGACGAGATAGAAGACTACGCAGCAGGAAGAGGAGATCTTGAAAAAAAGCTAGCTGGTATAGCAGCTCTTCAAAAAAAGTATGGACATTTAAAAGATGATCCAAAATTGCAAAACTTCTTCCAAGATCTTGAAGTAGCAGCAAAACAGAAAGACGCAGGTCTTGCTAACAGGTACATTAGCGATGCAATGGGAGAGATTGAAAAGCTACGCAGAAACCTAAAAGAGGAAGACAAAGACGAAGACAAAGTTCCTGCTTCTGCATATCCAGAAAACAGACATACATTAACTCCTGATGAGTTAGGTTACGATGTGGATGAAGTGAAAGCTCTTAAAGAGATGTTTAAAAAGATTATCGTTAACCTCATAAACGAATAATTATGAACAACGTATTAGTAGAATATACTCCATTTAAACCTACCATTACTGAAGTAAAAGGTAAGAAAGGTGTATTTGAAGTCACCGGTGTAATGCAAAGAGCTGGTGCTAAGAATCAAAACGGCAGAGTGTACGACAAGCAGGTTCTTCGTAGAGAAGTTAACAACTACATGGAGAACTTCGTTAAAGTGGGCAACGCTTACGGAGAATTAGATCACCCAGAATCTGCTATCGTCTCTTTAAAAAACGCCTCTCACGTAGTTAAGGAACTATGGTGGGACGGAGATGATCTTTGCGGTAGAGTAGAGTTACTAAACACTCCTTCAGGTAATATTGTAAAGGAAATTATTAAAGGCGGACACACTATCGGTATTTCTTCAAGAGGTACAGGATCAGTTAAGCCAACAAACGAAGGTCACTTAGAGGTTCAAGACGATTTTGAACTTGTATGTTGGGACTTTGTATCAAATCCATCAACGCATGGAGCATTCATGAATCCAGTTTCATTGAATGAAGGTGCTGTAGAGAAAGATAAATACAGTAAACTACATTCAATCATCGGAGATATATTAAGAGCATAATTAATTTAAATTAAAGTTGTATGAACACAGAACAATTATTCGAACAAATCGATACTCTTTACACAGAGTTTAAGGAGAATCACCAAGGAACTACTAAAGCTGCTAAAGGAAGAGCTAGAAAAGCTTTAGGTGAGATTAAGAAACTAGTTACTGAGTACAGAAAAGTATCTGTAGCTGAAGGTAAAGCTTAATCTATATAGAAAGCCTGCTACCTTAGGCAAACCTATTTAGGATGAAGAGCCCGGATTTATTTCCGGGTTTTTTATTTTCATATGTATTTATATATGAATATATCGTCTGATACGGTATTTATCTATACAAAATTACTATTACGTCATTGTTCAATAGACGTAGAAAATTCATAAGTAAATTATGGCTAACAAAGATTTGTTCAAGCAAGCTATTGCTGACGCAAAATCTATCCGTGAAGCTGCTATCGCTAACGCTAAAGCTGCTCTAGAAGAGTCTATTACTCCAGAACTCAAAGAATTACTTGCTGCTCGCCTCCAGGAAATGGAAGAAGAAGTAGAAGAAGAAGTAATCGCTGAAGAAGGAGTAACTGAGAATCTTGAAGGAGTAGAAGAGGTAATCGACGAAGCAGACGAAGAGGAAGCAGAGGATGATTCAGAAGAATCTGAAGACGAAGCTGACGAGGAAGAAGATGCTGAAGGTGAAGAGCCTGCTGGTGATGATGAGATCGCTGATACAGATATGACTGTAGATGATCTTAAAGACATGATCCGTGACATCTTATCTCAAGAAATGGGCGACCACGAAGAGGAAGATGCTATGGAAGATGACATGGAAGCAGAAGATATGGCTAGCGCCGATATGACTGCTGCAGATGATGAAGAAATTAACTTAGAAGAGTTGATGGCTGAATTAGCTGAAATGTCAAAAGATGAAGAAGTAATCGCTGAAGAAGATCACAAAGAAGAAGCTCATGAAGAGGTTCACGAAGGTGAAGTAGAAGAGGGAGATTACATGGAAGAAGAGGTGATAGATGAAGGCTTCATGGATATGATGAAGAAGATCTACAACGATCCTGAAGTATTAGGTAAATTGATTACTGTTGATGGTAAGAAAATGTCTTTAAAAGACTTCTTAGCAATGGCAGGTGGTGCAACTGCAGGCTCTATGGCCGGTGGTGGTGCTCCTTCAAGTACTAAAACTCCTGGTTCTGGTGTAGCAGAAGCTGACTTAAACGAAGCTTTAGAGACTATTGAAACTCTTCAAAAAGAACTCAACGAGACTAACTTGTTGAATGCAAAATTGTTGTACGTAAATAAAGTATTCAAAGCAAATTCTCTCAGTGAAGGTCAGAAAGCAAACGTTATCGCTGCTTTTGATAAAGCTGAAACTGTAAAAGAGGTTAAGTTGGTATTTGAAACAGTTAGTGAAAATATTCCTTCAGGTGGAAAGAAAGAAGTAGTAAGAGAAAATAAAGGCTTTGCCTCAGCTGCTACTGGGATGTCTACTAAACCTGAAGTAATCACAGAAGCTAACCAGGCTGTATTACGTATGCAAAAACTTGCAGGTATTATTAAATAACATTTGAAAAAAATTAATCATGGATTTAAACAATCTTTTAAACGAATCAGCAAACGGCTTTAAGAGCTTGCAAGCTGATGCTGCTAGATTGGCTGAAAAGTGGACTGCTACCGGTCTATTAGAAGGTCTTTCTAACGAGCACGAAACAAACACTATGGCTATGATTCTTGAGAATCAAGCTAAAGAACTAATCAAAGAAGCTTCTAACACCGGTACTGGTGGTAGCTTTAACGCTGGTCAAGGTGAGCAGTGGGCTGGTGTAGCTTTACCATTAGTAAGAAAGGTATTCGCTCAGATCGCTGCTAAAGACTTCGTATCTGTTCAGCCTATGAACTTACCTTCAGGTCTTGTATTCTATCTAGACTTCAAGTATGGTA